CTCATCTCTATAGACTTTATAGACCTAAGTGCGTCATAGTTAAGCATCTTTATTGCCTGCTTAATATGGAAAATAACCTCGTAACGTTGCACATTATTAACAGTCTTATCGTTTCCAACGTACATAGCCATAAAGTTGTTTACAGCATCCTTTAGAGATATATACTGATACGACCCCCAGTTCTGGTCTTCTGGGACTACACCGTTATTTGTGTAGTACTGATATGGAGTTATATATGGCATTATTGACCTTTTTCTTGTATGTTTTGTAATTCTTCTGTCTTAGCTGCCTGCACAACTTCTGTCTCTCTAATCGATACGCCAGCATACTGAAGTATTTTTAAGACAAGGTCAGCTTCATAGCTAACTGGCAACTCAAAGTCTTGATACGCAGGAAGAGACGGATTAAATACAGCCTCACCTCCAGATAAAGAGTTATATGTCCAGTTTGGAATTTGTGGGTATCTTATATACTGAGCCGTTATAAATCCAATCTGAGATGCTGAATTTAATGTAGTTGGATACAACTGTATAAATGTTGGTGTTGTAATTCCTTCATACATAGTGTATACTGGATACGCTACAGATGGTGCTGCAATATTTGACGCAAGTAAGTTATGTATCTTACTGTGAGACACCTTCTCTATTTCAGTTGTATTATTATACAAAAGTTTATCTAGATAATAGCAGTCTCCTGGTGCATCAAACCTCTGTGCTATTGGATTAAATGTAAGAACTCCATACTTTGAGAAAGTCTCTATGGCCTCAGTAAGTTTTTTAGGAATATCAGTGTATCCAGCGTTGTATGACCTTGCATTCTGTGCGTTTACAGCCATGCTGTATCTACTCATTAGAGCATCAAATATCTCCATCTGAGCTTGATTAGCGAATAGGTTAAACTCCATAGGAGTAACGTATCCCCTGTTATCCTTACTAATTATGGATAGTACTGTATTTCTTACGCTATCTATCATAGTGCAAATATAGTAAAAAAAAAGAGGTCACAATCTGTGACCCCTTCTCTAATAATAAATAATATTATTATGCTGACCACTCCTCCTCAATCTGAGTAATAGCAGTAACAGCGTAAGGTAATCTAGAAGTAATATCAAGAACTGGTCTAGTCCAAGATAAAGTTAAAGACTCCTCAATTAAGTTAGCAAATGCTGTTAACTGAGCTTTTGTTTTAGTAGCATCAGATGCAGTTGTAGCAGTGATCTGAAGACCAATTACTTCAGACGCTCCAGTAGCACCAAAACCTACAGTATTGTAAAGAACTTGAATGTGGGTATCAGCACCTACTTCAATGTGTAAAATGTTTTTAACTGGAATTAAAAACGGAGCATTACTTAAAGTAATTTTTAAAAATTTTTCCATTTTGTAAAAAATTAATGGGTTAGTAAAGTACAAATATAATAAAATTAATCAACGTACATCTGCTTCTCTAGATACTGGTAGAACTCTAGGCCTTCATCAGATTTAAGCCAACTCATAAATACGTCCTCCTTTCTCTCTCCAAATGGTACGGTGAGTATCTTCTTTTTGTTATTTTTCAAGTTATAGTGGATATCCTTTCCAGCTCTAAACGTTACATAACCCTCATCAAACGCTCTTGATGAAATATCGTTAACATCAATATCTGGATCTTCTATAGCATATAAGAAGTCTTCTGGATAGTTTCTTGCAAATAATAATATGTCATGCTTAATTTCAGCAGCCGTCATTTTATCTACATTAGACTCTAAATGAACCCTAGCAATAGACTTCATCTTGTCTAAGTCTAAAGATCTTGCTGCAATTAATGCATCTACCTCTAGATTTAAATCACGAATACTATCTTCAGCTACTTTTTGTGGATCAAACTCATAAAACAATAATCCTCCGTTAGATAAATTATCTGGATGCATATCCATGAACTGTTGAAGCATAGGATTATTTTTAGTAACACTAATTTTACCATCCTCCATTACGATTGGTTCAAGTATAGCAGTTCCGTCCTGCTCATCTTCAAATACTGATTTTTGATTCTTAGAGTATCTAAGAGCTCTATTGATACCCTTTTCTTCATCAAAGTGAAGAAGTTGTCTCCTCTTGTTACTTCTTGATTGAACAAAAAAACTAACTGGAGATTTGTCTTGTCTTAAAACATAGACCTTGTCTTTTACTTCATTTTTTTTCATTATACTTAATTTAAATTAAAATTATAAAAAGAGAGGGACATTGGTGTCCCCCTCTAGTTTTATTGTTATTAGTCTTTGAACAATACAAAGTTGTTTGCTCCAAGAGTACAAAGTGCACGCTCAGACAAGAAGTTAACTCGCATTGCATCTAGATCGCTAGTTTGAGCACCTCCAGCAGAACCAGTAACCCAAGTCTTGAATTTTCTGTTTTCTGCTTCGTTTGCACGGTAACGAACGTGTAAGAACGGACGCTTCATGTTTTTACCCATAACTTGGTCATATACTGACATAGTACCAGCTGGAATAAGAACACCATTAATAGCTCCACCTACTAATCCTCCACGAAGAGTTGCATCATTCAAGTATTTCCAGTCAGACTTATAGAAGTCATAACCTCTTCTAAATGAAGTAAACCCTAAGTTAAGAGCCATATCCTTGTCGTTATCAAACAATCCGTAAGAAGTACCACCAACTCCGTAAGAGTTTTGAGCAGCCAACATATCATCGATATCGAAAGAGAACTCACGATTAACGAACAATACGTTTTCTGCGATAGCTCCTTGCTTGTCAAGACGAGCAACGATGTCATCAAACTCACCTAATGTAGATGGATTACCTCCAGACCAAACATTTCCACGAGTTTCGATAGCTTCAAACATACCTTGAGAACCAGAATTTGTTCCTAAAACTGTAGCAGCTCCAGAAGTAGCTTCTGTCTCAACGTGTTCGATCATCATCATTTCAAGATAATCGTCAAAACGTAGACGAGTCTCGTGCTCTGCTTTAACATACCAAAGATATCCTGTAGCACCATTCTCAGTGGTTACTTCAATCCATCCAATTTGTGCCATGTCAGATCCAGCAACCTCGAAATTATCTTTAATAATAACTGGTTTTACTTCAAAGATGTCATCAACTGGATCTAAAGAACCATCCATTCCTCCAACACCTTTCTTAAATTCAGAACCATAAACAAATGCAGTTACTGTTCCAGAAGCAAATGGAGATGTAGCGTTGTAAGCACTATCGTAGTAAGCGACAGTAAATGTAGTTCCGTTAGTAGCAACAGCAACAACAATACCTTTTGCGAATGCACTAGTTGATTCAGAAGATAAAAATACAGTTTGATTAACTCTAAAGTTACAAACATCTGAACCTGCCATTGTAAACACTTGCTGTCCAGCAGAAGGTGTTCCAATAGATCCATAAGTCAATCCTGTAAATTTAGTGTGTAGACGACCTTGCTCTGCCCATTTAATTAAGTCAGAAGCTGAAGGAATTTCAGCACTTACATTACGTAAGAAAGATGCAATAGAGCGATTACCGTAACGCTCGAATTCTTGCTCATAAGTATCAGGAAGATACTGATTCATAAAGTCAAAAGTACTAATATAGTTACTTGACAATGTAGCTTTTACAGAACTTGGCTGTAAGTCAAATCCTGGGGTGTTTAATGATCCTGCCATTTTGTTTTAATTTTAACGTTTTTTAATTCTTAATTGTCCACTGTAACCTTCGTCAATAGCTTTAACTTGAAATCCAGACTTTGGTGTTGGTGTCGGAGAGTTTCTAGTCATATCTATATTCTTCGACTCCTTATCAAAGTTTGTAACAGCGTCAGACTTTCCTTTTTCGTAGAAAAATCTTGCCGTCTTTTCTGGCTCCATTGCCATTGCTATTGCCTTATGAAACATCTCCGCATCTTTTAAGTATCCGTCCTTATCTAAAAAATTAGATATGAAGTTACTTAGGTTCGACTGCTTCGAAAGAATGTCATTGCTTTCTCCAGGCTTGTAAACAATCTTGGTGCTATCATCTATGTTGAATCCGAAACCTTCGAAATTGTTAGAGAATAGCTCCTCAGTTTTTTGCTTGAAGTACTCTGACTTCTTTTGTTGATCATCAAGGTTACTTTTATATGACTTAAAAGACTCATAGGCATCTCTCTCTTCCTGTGGAACAAAACCTTCTCTTGACTCAAGAGGAGCTTTATACTGTTCCTTCATTTCGTTGAAATACTGCTTCGCCTTTTTAAGCTCTTGTTTTTTAGCTAACTTTCTTTCTTTGATATCTTCATCTGAATCGTAGTCCTCATCGTACTTCAACTTACTCAGTTTGTACTCAACGTCCTCTTCATCATCTCCGTTATCTTTATAGAAATCAGCCAATAATCTATCTGGATCGATAGAGTCAATATCTCTGTTTAGTTTAACAAAGTCTTCGATTCCTCGTCCAGTATCCCTCTTGTACTTTCTAAAGGCAGCAACGTCTTCCTCCAAATCATCTTCAATAGATCTTGGTTGGAATAGATCGTCTATAGAGCTAACCTCCTTATTGTACTTATTCTTGATGTGAGATAAAACAATATCATCATCTATTTCAAATTGATTAGAGCTCGTTTGCTCTAAACTTGTATCTGGTGTGTTTTGTTCACTAGCAGCCTCTTGTTCAATTAGAGACTTCTCATGATTCTCAACTAACTCTCTTTCTATCTCTTGTAATGACTTCTCTTCAGAGTCAACAAGTCTTACCTTTATCTTTGGTTCTTCCATTTTATTTGATTTAAATTGTTACAAAATTAATTAAAAAAATAATATAGCGATTAAGATCCCTTAACCCACTTCTTATTCTTAGGTTGTGCAGTATCTTTTGGACTCCACTTTACCTTGTCTGCCCAGTATGCTGCCGATAGTTTTCCCTTAGAAATATTCTTAGCATGACGACTTTTAAATGCCTCACGTTGTCCAGCAGTCTGGTTAGTCTTAACTCCTTGTTGTCCAAAACGTATAGTCTTTACAGAGTCTCCTTCCTTAGCCACAACAATGTGAGACTTTGTTGGGTGACTTGGAGTTCTTTTGGGTTTGTTATATCCAGTAACTCCTGCACGTTCTAGTCTTGAGTCTTTCATTTCTTCTTAGCCGTTTTCTTTGATTCTTTGAATGCCTTTTCCGTAGGAGCACCTTTAGTTCCTGGTTTTCTCATAATCTCTCCAGATCCAGACTCTATACGTGCTCTCTTGGCATGTATGTTTGCATATAGTCCTTTCTTCATAAACTAATTATTATCGTAAAACATATATTCAGAATCCTCTGTCTGCCACTTCTCAAAGCCTTCGCAGTTGAAGTACTCCTTATTAACCATGTAGTCTGGTTTCTCTGGGAATGGTTTAGTAACAAAGCTAGGCTCTGACCACTTGATTCTGTTATTAGGTTGTAGTGCTATCTGACCATTATCAAGAAGTATAATATGATGAGACTTATGCTCCATAGGATCCTCTGCTAAACTGATATCTGTATTAATATCTCCAGACCCCCAGTTAATTGTTGCGTAGTATGTCCCGTTGTACCACTTTTTGTCTTTCATGTAAACTTCTACTGGAGAGTCAAACACATAAGACAATTGTGTGAGTGTGAAATTATAGCTAAAACAATTCCAAATTTGTAAAAAATGAAACGGTAAATCGGTTTCTGGTAGATTATCTGTAGTTAATAATGCATGTGATGGCAACTTATCACGCATCACACCATTGTTTAACAGAACCTGGAATAATGCTGCTTGTCCTGGAAGGCATCTAACAGAAATAATTGTTCCTTCTGTAAACTCTCCATGACCTTTACTAAACTGATACATGTACTCGTTCCTAACAAATACCTTAAGCGGAAAGAAGTTATGCTCTATATATGCCATTATAATTTTTTACGCTTATCCTTTAATCTCTTAGTAATAGGAATAGATAACGATAAGTTTATATCTGTCTCTGGTTTATATCCTGTTCCAGCACTCTGTCCAATGTCTAGTGATACTGGTCCCTTTGAAACATTTACACCGTAGTATGCATCAACTCCAGATTTCTGTGCTGACCCACTTATGTATGGATTAATCTTTAGTTTATTCTTTCTCATGTTATCTAGGTTCAAATGATGATAAATCAAACGCATCTAATGAATCTTCCTCTGATTCAAAGTTCATTGGAGGAAGGTTATTCTTTCTTTGGTTAATTAGATCAGACTGACGTGTAGCTTGAAGGTCAACTCTTTTATCTTTAGCCTTCTCACGCTCCTTCTCTCTCTTCATTAATCCATCAGTCTCGATACCCTTAAGCTTCATGTTATACTCAAACTCAAGTGCCATTAGTTCCTTCTTAGCCGCAACCTCATACTGCATCTTCTGAATGTCGTACTGAGCTTCTGCTTCTTTAATAGAAATCTTAGACTGTGCCTCAATCTGAGCTGTCTGTTGTTTCTGCTCTGCTGCTGCTTGCTGAGACTGCATGTTGATCTGCATCTGTATCTGAGACTGTTGATCCTCTCTCTGTTGTTGCTTCTCAACTCTTCTCTTTCTCTTAACCTTAAGCATCTCATTTGCAAGCTTAAGATTCTTGATCATTCTAATATCAATAGCGTCCTCTAGATCAATCTGACCAGACTGTAGTGCTATCTGTATATTCTGTTCAACCTGCGCCTTCTCTTCCTCATCTGGCTCTAACTCTATAAAGATACCAAAAGAGTGAAGATATAGATTCTGAATGTCTTCTAGTATAGCTAAGTTGTACTTACCAACCTGCATAGCAAACTCGTCTCTAAAGTCTGCATAGTTTAGTATGTCAGCAATTCTAAGTGATAGGCACTCAGCAAGTCTCTTAGTTATATTAAGACCTCCATTTAATATGTGTCTTGTAGCAACGTTACTATTTAATGCAGCTAACTTCTGAACCCCAACAAGTGTATCTGGATGAGGCGTAGATCCATCTCTAGCTTCATTTAATCCAGTCACGTCACGGATCATGTTCAAGTTATAGTTATAGTTACCAATAAGTGCAGACATCTTAGACTGACCACTGTTAGTACTCAACTCTTGAATAGGAATTCTTGCATTGTTAAACTCACCGTCACCAGTGTAGCTCCTACCTATAACGGAACCAGTCTGGAAATATAACTTAAGCGCATCCTCTGGATTGTATGCAGCACCTGTACCAAGATCAACCTCGTTAATACCGTCAGCATCAATGAATACACCGTCAGGTATAATTCTTGACATTACCTGCTGTAGCTTCAAGTGAGTTAACTGAATCTGATCTGCAAATGGAACCATTCTCTTAACTAGAGATTGTATCTGCCCCTTATACATGCTAGGCGCATTTATAACGTAGTTACATAATGCTTTCTGAGTTGCAGCTTCTGGACGAACCATATTCTTTAGTAAGTCCCACTTAATAAGTATGTTACTACCCATTACAAGAACACCCTCGTACCAAACATCCTTTACAACATCTATCTTCTCAAACTTTTCGTTCTCTCCTTCTGGATTGAATCCCTCGTCTCTTCTAATTACTCTCTCACCTCCGTTGTCTAAGAACTTCTTCTTATATACAAACCTCTTGTCAGACTTGTAGTTGAAGTATAGTAGAGTAACAACCTCTTCATTAAATATGTCATCCTGGAACTGTCTGATAACTGGAAAATAGTTATACCATGCAGAACCAGAGTTCTTTATATCAACTAACTCTTCTTTTGTTAGGTTAGGATTAATCTTTCTTAACTCGGTATAGTGTACCTGCTTAACCTCTCCTACATAGTATATATCAGAAAAGTCTGGCTTCTCTGTATAGCTATAGATAAGCGCAGCTGGATCAACATAGCTAACCTGTAGCCCTGCCCCTACTAAGAACTCATGCTTCGCAGCACCAATACCAATCTCAGTAATATCTTTATCGATCATAGGCTTTACAACGTCCC